TGGTCCCTGCCCCCGCTAGAATGCGGCCTGCCGGCACAATAATTCCTTGAAGCATGAGGTTAGTGATTCGTTCTTGTACTGCCGGCTTCTCATCGCATAGAATAGCTGTTGCGACACGTCGTATTGTTTGTTTCAGGTCGACCTCACCAGAGAAACAGTACTTGTCTTTCCAGACTTCTAGTGATAGGGGTTGTTTTGTGAAGTAACTAAATTCTTTCATTGGGTGGCTTTCAGGAGTTTGGTCGATCTCATCAGAGAAACGGTACTTGTCTTTCATTAGATAGCTTTCAGGAATTGGCTATGTGAGCTATGTGGGGAAAAGGTATCAAGACGCCTTCAGCTTCTTTCATCGGATGACGATAAATGAAATCCTCCTGCAACTCAAGTAACAAGGTAGCTACCTTCCTATTTGGCCCTACTTTCTTAAGGGCTCTGTTTGTGTAGGCTATCAAATCCTGAGCAGAAATACCCTCAGGAGTTCTGCCACTGTAATGCCTTTGGCACGCCCAATAAGTTTGAGTGGCAGAATACAAATTTTTGTTCATGAAATCTCCATTCATCTATTTCTATTTTATATGAGGTTCTATTGGGATATCAAGAATTTTTTTAAGGTTCCCCAAGATTTGCCGATATCGACATCAGCCTTAAAAGGTATTCTAGTTAAACCCCAAACTTTAGGAACTGCTTCCATAATTCCAACTGTTAACTTTGCAACCTCGTTAATTGTTTGTTCATCATCCGGAACTTCAAGTAACACAGAGTCATGAATCAAGTTTATTAACTTGCAATTAAAATCTTTCAGTCTTTTGAAGGGGAATTTTTTAAGATAGTCTTTTGGACCACACCGTGTCATGATCATAGCTGCATGCAATGTTATGTCAGAGGCAATTGATTGATGTGGGAAGTTAGATGCTTCGTTCAACACATTCCGCATATTGATATTAGAAAGTACTCCGAAACGCTTCTTTCTTCCAAAGGTAGTAATAATTGATTGACGTCTTGAGGGGGCAGCACGGCATTTCTGGATGAATTCATGCGCTTTAGGAAATCTCTTAAACCAGGTATCAATCCACGATTGAGCTTCCCTCATAGAAATACCGAATTCCAAAGCGATTGAAACGGCAGTTCTTCCGTAAATAATCCCGAAGTTAACTGCTTTGGCTCGCATTTTGTCTTCGTAGTCAAAATCTTTACCGAATAGTTCAATGGCTACTTCATCGTGAAGAGACATGTGTTCGGATTCGTAGATTTTACAAAGGAACTCATCCCCAGAAAGAACCGCAAGCGAACGCAACTCTGCTTGGTTCAAATCCGTTTCCATTAAGATTTTACCTTCGGGTGCGACAAATTGATCTCTTAGCCGTGCCAACCGCGTGATGTTTTGAACGTTAGGATCTGAAGAAGCTAAACGGCCTGTAACAGTTCCATGCAATTTGAAAGTTGCGTGAACTCTTCCGTCGTCTTCGAGATACGTAGGCATATTTTTAACATATGTACCGAAAGCTTTGGTTTGTTTCCTGTACTCAAGAAGGGTTGCTACTGCTGGATGTTTTGGAAGCTTCTTCAATACCTCGACGTTAGTTGAAGTCGGAATTCTGTTTCTGATCTTCAGTTTAAGTCCGTCGAATAATAGTTTTTTGACTTGCACGGGACTGTTAGGATTGATCTTTTGTCCAATAGCCTTTTCTGCAATACTATTCAGTTTCAAACCTAATCGATTTATCTCCAGCTGCAATTCAATGGAATTGGTTTTAACGCGTTTTTGATCAACCTCGATACCATTCAGTTCTGTTCGGGCTAGAAGCTCACTGGCCGGTATTAAAGTTCTGGTATATAGCTTTTCAGTATTCTTATCGGAACGAACTATTTTACGAAGCTTTCCAAAAACCTGGAATGTTATGGCAACATCCTTAGCTAGGTAATCAAACAAAACATCTTTAGGAATAACAGCATATGAGGTCTTTTTGTTAGGTAAATAGGCTTCAAGCATGTTTTTATAATTGGGTGAGCCGAGCCAATCAGTTCCCACCTGTTCTAAATCATGAATTCCTCGTATCTCGTCATTGGCATAAGAAAGAAGCATAGTATCTTCATCAACCCTTGCAGGAGCATTAAGCTGATACCGAAGGAATTTGATATCGAATTTACCATTATGCCAAATCCATCTTCCTTTGACGTCAAATCCGCCTAAGTCAGTAAACAGCTGAAGTAGGTCGGCGGGGATAATGTAAACATGCGAGCCATCAAACGAAAGACCCATGCACAATAGTTTGTCACTTCTGAATTTGAAGCCTCCTGTTTCAATGTCGGCTGCAATGTATTCAGCTTTCTGAAGCGGGTTATTTACAAAGTCTTTGAGCTGCTCTTTTGATTCGATTACTTCAAAAGTAGGATTTTTGAATACCATCCTCTCGTTGTATTCAAAAAGTAACTGAGCACACTGTAAATCACGTCGGAATTGTCTTAGAGAACCCCCACCACGTAGAAGATATGCAGGATGTACTGTAAGTAATGCCCCGTTTGTTGCTAGGGGGGTTTCAACTATATTACCACGTTCCTTTGTGATCTTAATAGTGTGATCCCCGGTAATAGCCCAAGCGGCTGCATTACCAAGAGCAATAATTACCTTTCGTGGGTGTTTCTTCAATAGATTATGCAGACGCTTATTGCATGAATTGACTGCAATATGTAGCCTTTGTTCTTTTTCCCGCTTATCGCGAGAATCAACGGCCGGGTTACCTGGGAAGCACGATATGGAATTAACAACTAGAGGCTCAACAGGGGCCCTGAAGACTGAATCTAATAGTTGTCCTGATGCTCCTACAAACGGTATTCCTTTCCTCAATTCTTCTGATCCAGGACTTTCCCCCACAATAACTAGGGGTGAATCTATGGGTCCTTTGTATGTGATAGTCCTACTATTGAAAGGACATGAGTCACAATTCTTTGGTACAGTTGATTCCATCGAAAATATCAAATTCAAAAGCTCTAGAATTCCTTATTATATCTTAATTACTTGAAGATTACAAGAGGGGTTTTTGAATTTATTTATAGCTCTCTATGAGCTTTTAGTTCCTTGTGTAATCTGCGTGTAATTTGTTAGTTATTTTTAACCCACTGACGTACTTTTCTTACGTTTTCGAGGATTTCAGGTTCAATAGCTGAATTGTCCCACCAGTCTCCTCTTTGGTCATGCTCATCGGTTAAAAACATTTCATGTTTGAAAGATCCTAACCTGATAGGAACAGCGGAGTCGATACCAAAAACTCCAAATTCATTGACCGATAGCATGTCATCGAGCAGAGAACTTGAAAAACCCAATAGATGGACCGGAAGAGATTTAATAGTGCGGAGAATCCTCACTAGAATGGTCCGGGAGCCTGTATAACTTCCTGCATGTTTGGGAACACCCCAGTATTGAAAATTAAATTTGGAAAGTTGTTCAGCACATTGAATGAATTCTTCGAGGGTCCTACCTTGAGGAACTGCCATAAAACTTGTACAAGGATCGCGTTCCCTCAAAAAAGAAAGCTTATTCAAACCTTCAGCTACCGAATAAACAGTTTTGTCCTTTTCATACATAACATCGGGAAGAACAATGACATCAGTTTTTACCAAAGAAACAGCCTCTTCGATTAGCTCAGGATCGACCGCTTTACCTAATTCTACGACCGAGTTGTCCATAATAACCAAGCAACCAAAAGGATCCTTTTCCCTCATTGATTTGAATAGTTTTTTGTAGCGGGAAGCCTTGGCCACAACATCATGGGCAAGTAAAAGCTGATACTTACCTAAAGCGTTATTTTCATGTAGGTACTCTAAAGTATGAATAGGACCTACAGGGGCAAAATTTGGGGCATACTGCATAATTCAAACTCCTTTTTTATTGCCCCAAAGCAATACGTGCATCTGGGGAAGAATGATTGCCTTGGCTAGGCGTTTATCGTACAGAACCTCTTTCAGAATTTCCTCATAACTATGCAGTAGACGTGCGCGTAACAAATCCGTATCGACTTTGGATGGGGGTGTATTTATGTTTCCAACAGAAAGATACATTGAGACCCAGGGATATAGCTCCATCAAATTGACTGCAAATTCAATATCCCGCTGATCGAAGATAGGGACCTTGAGGCATTTCGAAACGGGCAGATTGAGAATTTCCTCCATAGCGGAGACATCCATAACCTTTTGTTCTTGCATCCCTTCACCTTTCGGTGATACGGTAATGAAATCGACCAAATTGAGCCATTCAGGAACTTTTGATCCCTGAGTTTCGACAAAAATTTTGTATCCGGCCTTTCTAAGCTTCACAACCAAGTCAGTAAGATCATGGATACAGGGATTTCCTCCCGAAAAGACCACATTTCGGATATGGGAAGCGGTGTTTTTGATATGATCCATGAATGCTTCGAAAGTTTCGGCATTAGTTAACCATAAAGCGTTTTCACGCACCTGCATGGGATCAACGGCAAACATTGTGTCGCATCTTCCACATTTATAATCGCATAGACCAAAACGAATAAAGTGTGTTTGATGGCCTATTAAGGCCCCTTCGCCTTCGATAGTAGGACCAAACAATTCCATTACGGGAATCTTCTTAGTCATCGACTCTCTCCACTATAGCTGAGTTGCCTTCATGTTCACTTATCTCCACCCTTCGAAGGAATGTGCGGGGAGAGTAACCATTATCACGAATCCATACTTCGGTAGCGCGGAAAATGATTTCAGCTAAAGCTTCACACCCCACTTTCGGTAGAATTACTATTTGAGCAAGTCCTGCAATCTCCAACTCGCGGAAGATTGTGATTTTCGGATCGTCTGCAGCCACGAGGACTTTGTGATCCAACATGCCTTCAAGCCATCCCTTAAGTGATTTGAGAGAGCCGAAGTCGACCACCCAATTGCGGATATCCAATTCGGTTGCCTCAAACGTAAACTTTACCTTTATTGCATAGCCATGCAAGTATTTACAATGCGAGTCAGCTCTCCATTGCCGGAAGGCTGTAGATAACCCAATCGAATGGTTATAGGTCTTTGTGCTTTGGTACTTAATCGTCGAGTCTTTCATCAGATATTCCTCAAGTCAACTTCGGGATCTTCAGTACAGTCAGGGCAGGCATGTTGGTAATCGACGGACTTTGTGGTGGTATTTTTGAAAGGTAGTAAAGACCATCCGTTTTCCTCCAGTTGCTCTCGTTTATTGTCTGAGTTGCATTCAGAAATGAACATAAGTTCTTCTGCGTAACAAAAATCGCACATTACCAGAAAAGTCTTTCCATGCAGAACCTCAATACTCATTTCATGTATTCCGTAGGATCATTTAATCCGGCATCTATAAAAGCTTCCTTTCTTGAGATGCATGTAGGACATGTTCCACAATGCTTTGCCAGACCTTTATAACAAGACCAAGTAAGTTCGAAGGGAACGCTTAATTCGGCACCTAATTTGACAACTCCACTCTTTGTAAGGTTTTGGAGAGGTGCAACCAAACGAACTCGTTGATACGTTCCAATGAAAATAGCATTTGCCATAGCCCCAATAAACTCATTGGAACAATCAGGGTAAGCCCAATCGGCAGCATCTTCAGCGTGGGCTCCGAAATAGATAAAGGCTTCAGTACTTTTGTCTTTAGTCCATTGCTGTGCTTTCGCAGCTATCAAGGATAACATCGTGCCGTTACGAAAAGAAACATAAGTTGGCGAGATTCCTTTGATATCAGAATAAGAACAATCAGGTACTTTTTCTGTCTTACTTGTCAACAACCCCGACAGACTGCCTACGGGCATGGATAATACTTGATGGTTGAAGCCTCTAATCTTGCAGATATGAGCCGCACAATCAAGTTCTTTGGAGTGTTTTTGCCCATAATCAACTGAAATAGCAAAGCGACTGGCTTCGGGAAAATCTTCAATAGCTTTGTATAAACACGTGGTACTATCTAACCCACCACTCAATAAACAGAAGATTGCTTGCTTTTTCATTTTGGTTCCTTGTAGTTCTGGATTTTGTCAAGTAGCATATTTCTATGAGCTTTAAGTGGATCTGCTTCATCAATTTGTGGTGATGCTGAAGCATTACCTTCCCGAAGAAATCTCAGAACTTCTGTCATTGGAACTTGTCTATGTGTTCCAACGGTTGCACCTTTGATCTCTCCGGCAGCAAATAATGCTACACAGGTAGAATATGCTTTGTGAGTTATTCTCGCAAAAGCCGTGAGGCTCACCCACTCTTGATTGAGCAGGTGAGCCGGGATTTTGGGCTTGTCAGAAAGAGGCAAGACCTTCTCCGTCTTTCAAAGCTCTGAGCCCCGCCACTTTATTCCTTGGCTCACCTTGGTAGTTTTCGACTTTGACCTTTGCCATGCATTCACGCCCGATAAGATCACCTGATTCAGCAACTTGTTTGGGTTTGAATGGACCTTCAAGCAGTTCCGGCGCAATTTGCCGAATAGCTGCCTTGGTCATTGGCTGGGCGGCAATCGAAAATGGGAAGTAGAAAAACAATTGCCTGTTACGGTATTCACCATCGGTAATTCGCAAAAGGGTTTCCCACATAGGATTTCCAGAACTGGCAGAGAGTTTGTATTCGAGTTGGGCAATTTCAACAGGATACAAACCAGCTGGAATGGCCTCATACGAACTTTCTTCTACGTCAGCAAGATTGATTGCGAGATCATCGCCTTCAACTTGTGCCCCGCCTTCAAAGGCTGAGTCTTCAAAGTCATCACTCATCATATAACTCCTTTATTTGTGATGAAAGGTTACCTAAATCAATTTGATGCCTTTCATAATATCAGACATCGAAGGGTTATCGAAATAGGATTTTTTGTAAACAGAACGCCGGTTTTTGGCATCCCATTTAGGAGAAGGTTGCACAAACATCCTACGAGGAGCTTCTCCAGCCTCCCCAGGACGTCCCACAATCAAATACCCTACCATATCTACAAACCCTTGAACTTGATCCCTAAGTTGACCAATAAGAGCTGGGGCATTGATTTGTCTCTTTATTTCATCTTCAGTAAAAATCGAAGGACAAACAAAGATCACATTCATTTCCAAATCTCGAAATGCACGAAGGATTAATTGGATCATTTGATTGTTCTTTTTGTATTCATCAAACTTCGCAACTTCCATATCAGGATTCGACAAAGAACCTTTATTCACATCGATGCTGAGAAGCTTATACATGCATACCGATTGGATTTCAGACAGGGAATCAAGGATTACGGTTCGATACTGCCGAACTTCGGAATCTTTAATATCACCCACATCCATTTGGAATACTTTAGCTTGCAATGCTTTGAGTTTGGAGATATCGCCCTTATCCCGAAGAACTACATGCTGTTTAAGGAATTTGTGGATTGGAGCAATCTGTTCGAAGGATTCAATCCTAATTATATCGATTTTTTCGGGGTGTTTGATTCGTTCTGAATCTGTCAAAGACATTTTCCCAGCTTCAACATCTAGGTATAGAATATCTCGCATCTCCTTTACGTCAACTGAAGAGCCAGCCAACGAAGTCTTGCCGGTACCATGCTTTCCATAGATCAAAAGCTTAAGATATCTTGTACCTTTAGTTAATGGAGAAATCCTGAAAGGTGTTCTAGTAATCATAGGATTACTACCGCTTTTGGTAGGGTCAGTTGCTTTTGGCGGGGTGGTTTTAGTAGCAGCTGGAGATGATTGCACAGCGGTTTTTTGGATTTTGGACGTTTTAGTTGATGCAATTGCCATTGTCATTCCTTCTAAAGATATTTGCGCCATGGATCATAGCTGGCTGGTCGTTGTCGAAAATTGGCTTGTAATTCATCCTCAAAAGATGATCCATCATCCATAGATATACATGCCGAGAGAAAGGGGCATTTCCACGAACAATCTCTTGTAGGATTTGGATATAAAGGTAAATCAGGATTTAACATATCCTCGACCTCAAGCAAAAGTTTAACGCTTTCGGCTTCTTGGAAATGTTTGTTGCGGTAGCAATAATCACGCCTTACAAAGCGATCTTTATCCTCACTTTCTTGCTGAGCTAAATTCTCAAGAACGGGAGTATACTCTTCAGGAACCTCTTTGTCGGGGTATTGATTTTGTAAGGCTTCTTTGAATAATGAATAGGTAGTTCGTTGATTAATGGCTTTACTCAATTCTCCTGACTTCAATATACGGGGTGGTTTTGGAGAAGCTTTAAGGTGTTGCTGATAGATAACTCCTAGAACAGGTTTGTCGTAAATTAATGAAGCTGCCCAACTATAGGCGCTTATCTGAGCATCATTCATAAAATGTTGAGTCGCAAAGGCTTTGGCAGTCTTATACTCCACAATCCAAAGACTGTCGGATTCTTCGTCGTAACTTATTCGGTCAAGAGTGCCGGAGAAAATAACAGCATCGTAGCCTTCCACTTCGACAGGAAGTTCGATTTTGAAACCTACTTCAACTTGAGGTTGGCCATTAAAAATGTAAGTTGGAAGATATGCACGTTTTTGCAACCAATCAAATTCATAATAGTTGCACATTTCCAAACCAAGTACTTGAAGATCTTCCCAGTCAGGTGGAAGAGATTTCCAATTATACTTCTTGGTTAACCTCGTATATTCATTAAAGGCTTCTGCCGCTGTACCGTAAGGGTTTTTTGGAAGGTACATTTGCTCCAAAGCAAAGTGGAAACCTGAACCAAACCAAAGAGGTCCGGCTTTAATTTTAGGCTCCATGTTTCCTCGAAGATGTGAAGCCCAACCCCATTTACGCCTGCATTCTTTGAACATAGCTCGATCAGATGTTCTAATGACTGCGTGGTTAGACATTTTGAATCCTTTTGATGTTTTTATTATATAGAAGTCCTTTAGAGAAATCAAGAAATAAATAGAGGTTAACCTTAACTCTTTTGTAGGTTCTGAAGGTCTGTTTTGTCATAGTACAGCAATTTCATATTCCTAGCTTTGGTTCCGGCGATTTCGAATAGATTCTTTTCTACTCTATTTCCTTTGTGAACTACGTAGTTGTGCAAAACGAAATGTTTGGTTGTAGCTCTGACTAATCTTGCCTCAGCTTGAAGATTGTTCCAATAATCGTAATCTGCACCGACAAAGAAACTGTAGCAGGCGGAATCTAGAGAGAATGCCTGGGCAAATTGAATTGAGCACAGCATAACGGTTTTTCGCTTGTTGAATTCCTCGATCTGCTCTTTAACTTGTTCATGAGGCTGACCGCCATGCAAATAGTTACTAGCAAGTCCATACTTATCTTTGAGATATTTGACAAAAAAGGGAATCGCTTTAACAAAAGGAGTAAAGATAACTACATGCGGAATAGGAAGTTCTGTGGTTACCTTTTCCGTTATCGATTTGAATGCTTGACCGACTCCTATTTCAGGATCTAATAGACTGGGACAGCAAAGCGCTTGCCTTATTCGGAGGTCTCGGATTAAAGCATTTGGTGTAAGAAGTATTTGACCTGAAGAGAGTTCAGCCAACATGTCTTTAGCAATGTTACTAATTAGCTTCTGTTGAAGACTTCCTTTGACTAGGGTTACAGGAAATTCTTGTCTTCGGAATTTGGATTCAGAACTCTTTAAGTTGCCTATAAAGACGTAACCATGTTCTTTGGCAACTCGACGTAACTGTCCTGAGTTTTTCGGTGCCCCAATCTCTTTACCAAACATTGATTCAGACACTTCACAGTAAGTATATACATAACGCCAGTAAGAAGGAAATACCCTAGGCCAAAGAATATGCCAAAAGGCCCAGAGGTCCTGCGACCCGCGTCCAGCGGGGGAACCTGACAAGATGAAGACGCAGCGGGGGTTACTTGATTTAAGTTTGCCTTCAATGGCTTTATAGGTTTTGGATTTGTAATTGCGTATGAAGCGTTGGGCTTCATCCATAACAATGGCATCAAACTGCTGAAAGAAGTTGTTGGGTAATTTGAGGATGTCTCGAATAAAGGCACTTGGCGTAGTTACGAAAAAAGTCCCTTTAGATTTCCATTGTTGAATACGCACAGCCGCTGCATTTGAACCTTTACCCTCAATGAGAACAACCTTATGTTCTCCGAACCATTTAGGTACTTCCGTAGCCCAAACGTTGTAAGCATTCTTTGAGCAAATGACCAAGATCTTAGAGGCTTTGTGGTGTGACAAAGCCAACAAAGCTAAAGGAGTTTTGCCTAGGCCCATTTTCACATTAAGCAGAGACTTAGGATGCTTCTTGAGATACTCAAGAGCAGGCTTCTGGTAATCAAAAAGGTCTTCTTCCCCTAACATAATTTAATTTCTATGTCCTTCAATCCAGTGCTTAGCACAATATGATTTATCAGGTAAAGCGGGTGCAGCGCAGAAATGATATGGCGTTTTTGTTCCGTATGGCCATTTGCACAATCCATGTCTCAAATCAGTCAGCAAACACCGCGATTCAGGCGATTCAGGCAATTCAGGCAATTCAGGCATTAACGTCGTGTTATTTTCTGTCCTCGGCTTTTTCGGAGGAGTGCCTTTGCGTCTGAAAAGAAAATAAGGTTTGGGCTTTACTTGATCATATCTCTTGCGTTCCCTTAGAGGCCGAGTAACAAGTCCATCGGGATGATTAATTCGTTCTCTATGGATTTTGCCGATAACACTTAAACGCGAACGCTCACTATTAAAGCGGTAATTCAGTTTTGCTGCGATTTCTGTAGCGCTATGGCCCTTGTTCCATAATTTGAAACAAAGGGCCATTTCACTTTCAGACCACTTAGCCATCTAATCGATGGCTTTCTGAATTCCCATCAGGGATTCTTCCCTCTGGGTTCTCATTTCATAAATCCCGGGATCAATCTCAAGAGCCTCGTGTGTGTCATAATCCCGTTTGTGATACAGAATCACTGGCTGAGCTCCTTTGATCTGGAGGATACTGACGAATTTGTTGAGCTTGTAAATCATGACGTTGGGGGATTTGTCGATCACGTGGTGATGTCCTGTTTCAGAGTGTGCAACAATAAAAACATCGCCCTCTGGTTTCAGAACTGGCCCAAGTCGTTCGGGCATTGAATCGATTCGACGAATCAGGATGTCGCCTTGAGCTGCTTGATTTTTGAACGTCTTCATTTTAGTTCCTTTCTAGGTTCTTACTTCGGGTTTATAGGTGTCGGAAGTTAATCCGTAAGTCCACGCGTTCGCGGCCCTCGCTGAAGTCATAGTTGTTGGCACAAGTAGAGCGAAGGTTCTGCCTGTACCACATCGTACCCGTAGAAACCGCAAAGAACGCCCCAAAAACTTAATCGGGGTACTTAATAAGGTTCCTATGGTAGGATCCGGATCTTCATCTATTACAGTACAACGTAACTGCCGTATAATCTTATCCCATCCTAGGATCTCACATGCAGCATTCCTAAGTTCTAGGTTTCGTAAACCAAGAACTTCTTTGGCCTTCAAAAAACCTTCTTCAAACCATTCTTTTGGAATTACAGTACCCTTCCAAACAAAAAGTTCCAAACCGCTGGCAAACTTGATCGCGGGGGCGTTTTCATTATGAATACGACCCACAAGATCTTGGGTTACTTGGGTAGCTCTTTTGGAACAAATAACCACATTCT